CATGACGCTTAGATGCGTGTAAATTCTGACGTTTCCCTATTCAGGGTTCACCCATTGGGTGGCACTCTGAAGAGCAGTAAGATCGATCGAAGTTTAAGTCCATGACGTCTGCTTTTGACTTTACTCTAAGAATCTATTCCAAGACCGGGTGATCCGGAACAGAAAATTAGAAGATGAGTATTGTCACAGACGCTGTTGACCAAGCACAACTGGATTTGGTTAACGGTACGATACCCGTATTGTGCCTGACCTACCCTTTTGAGGCAGGGGTGCATGGTGCTAAGCCATGCTTCTCAACTTCGCCAACCGTTAAGCGTGTTGGACAAGGAAGCCGATCACACGACGACGTAGCAATCATGTTAAATCAAACATAATTGGTGCAGGCCGCCGGAGGGTGTTTTTAACCCTACTAGGTTTTGCGTGATCTATTTCCAGCTTTCCTATCGATCAGAGGAGGAATTCCCTCTTCTTACTGATTCAAGCTATACTGGTACATGTCAGTCGAAGTAATCAAGTACAGGTTATACCTGTCTTTGCTTGCTTAAGGCTACTTGCACTTTCTCCCGCCCAGTGAGGTCGTTCAAATACATGAATGTCCATGCTGAGTGTGAACATAGCTGAATAGAGATTTCAGAAGATCAGGTCTAGAATGCCGGTGCAATGGCATTCTCCTGAGATTAGGTTCCCTTTAAGCCATTATAAGGGGAAGGTGGAGCGAGTCTTCACCCGGATCATGAATCCGTGTGTCTCTTAGATTATTCTACTATTTGTAGCGAGTCTTCGTAGTGCGCGAACGCATGTCCGTCTCTATATTAATCAACACCACTCCTCATAAGAGGGCCTACCACAGAGGATCATCTGTATGGTGCTATACCTCTCTCCCTCCCGCTTCTTTACACGGGATCGGAAACTTCTTATCCATCTCCGATGGTAGGAAGAGTGTACGCAAGAAATCCTGTTATTTTAACAGAGATTTCGTCTGGGCCATTGACCATCAACGTAGTCAGCGACCTACCCGTTGCCGGATAACATCTCGATTACGATAATCTCGTAAGGAGACGTGAACGGGAGTCAGAGAATTCTGAGCATCCCATTCCACGTATTTCTGTAAGAACTCTTCGAGTCCTTCCAGATCCCCGTTTTCCGGAACAATATCGTACACGGCTCGCCTCTGTAAATCCGCTTCTTCATGAGAAGCAAGGTATTTAAGTTGGGCTGGCCACATAAGAGATTGGAGCGTTGACTCCAGGTATTCCATACGTCAGTGCTCGATTTTGTCAAAATCCATATCTCCTCATATATGTCGTGGCGTAAGAGAAATCTTACCGCTAGGGTTTCAACCCTCGGGTAGTGAACGATTTCACCACCCCATGACTACATCATATAAGGAATGTGGATTTACTGGAGCAGAACGACCAATCGCGGTCATTCCGAACCAGTCGACATACCGAGCAAAAGACACAGATGATATCCCGGGCATGGACAAGAACACCAGCATTAGTCGAATAGATCTTGACAATTCAGTCAAGGGACTGTTCAACTTTGCTAGGGTTCTATATCCATATCCCCGGAATCTGGCTAATTGGCTGATTCTTCATCCATTCTCTTCATTGAAATGAGACAATAGTAAGATCGCTCCCTCAAGGGAGGCTCCTGCTATGTCTAATTCTTTGAAAGAGATCGGTGAAAGATTCTGACCTTTGTGTATGAATCTCTTTGCGAATTCAAATGATGTCGTAGACACCACTGATTTCACCAAATTGATCCCTACACCCAGGTCCTTCATTATACTGAGGTAGCATTTTGCTACCTCCTTGTCAAAGATGACGATGTCATCACCCAAGACAAGATATAATGAGAATCAAAGCCTTTTACCAGCTTTATAGGCAGCGTATTGCACAATAAAATGATGTGTTAAGGCCAGCATGGCTCATGAAGATAAGGCACCCATTGGTTGCCCTACTGCATAAATCATGCTCTCGGGGATCTTCATCCCGAGCTTTCTTATTCGGACAGGTGTCTGATAAGAACGGCCAACCAGTAGCTCTGCTCAGAGCTGACCGGTCCCTGGTCAAAGATGATTAATGAGGAACGACTGTAACAGAACGGGTAACCGATCTGTAGCAGCCGAGAGATCATAAGAAGCCGCAAAATGCGACTTCTCAATGAGC